GTCGATCTTCAGCGCGGATTTGATTGTGGAGAGCGGGATGCTCATGAAAGCCCCTCGGCGGGTTTCCCCGCCGAGGAGCCTGGAGGAAAGATGGAATCAGACGCGGATCGCGGCGAACGCCTCGGCGAGAGTCACGCGCGAGTCGGTGCGCGCCCACACGTACATCGTCGTGGCCGCCGAGCCCATCGCCGAGTAGGGGTCGACGGTCGCGGTCATGCCAGTGCGGTCGAAGATCTCGAAGTAGGTGAAGTCGCCGACGATCGCGTACACGGTGTTCTCGACGGCGCTGCCGCCGCCGCTGTTGACCCACTCCGAGATCGAGTACGGCACGCCGTACAGGGTCGCGGGAGCGCCGCCGTTGAGAGTGTTGCCGTGCGTTCCGGGCGTCCAGACGTACTCGGTCGCGGGCGTGTAGGTGTTGGTCGGCGTGCCGACGCTCCCGTAGGTCGTCTTCAGCTTGCGCGCGACCTTGAGGAACTCGTCGTGGAACAGCCACCGGAACCGCGGCGAGGCGCGGTACTGCGGCTTCACCGCGTGCACCGCGTCGATGATGTTGTCGGCGGTGACGGCCGTGATCACCTGCGGCTGCGTGCCGAGGTTCACGCCGGTCGTGATTCCGCCCGTGCGCGCGATTCCCTGCGGGCCGGAGCTGCCGGCGCCGGTCGTGAAGTCCTCGTCCATCTTGCGGCCGATCGCGAGCGCGAGGCGGTTCGAGACGTAGTCCATCACCGAGCCGATGCCGGCGTTGCCGATCGCGTCCTCGATGAATTCCTGCGAGACCTGGGTGCCCGCGCCGTACTTGTAGGGCGTGACCGCGACCGTCGACCAGGAGGGATCGGAGAGCGTGACCGCGGCGCCTTCGCCGACGAGCGCGGCGGTCGGCAGCGCGTTCTCGACGAGGAGCGTGCGCTTCGAGTCGATGGTGTTGATCGTCGCGAGCTGCCGGATCACCGACGCCTGGTAGAGCTTCTCGCGGATGCGGCGCTCCATGTCGGTCGGCACGTTGCTGCCTGCGGTGAGGCCGAGCTGCCCAGAGCCTGAGGCGATGGTCGCCGTACCGAGCGCGCGGGCGCTCGCCATGTCGCCGCGCAGGACGCTCGTGAGCCACTCGCGCGACTCTGCCTCGCTGCCGCCCTCGATGCGCGGGGCGCGCGCCTGGAAGGTCGGCTGCGACTCGAGCTTGGCGAGGCGCGCCTCGAGCGCGGCGTTCTGCGCCTTGAGCTCGGCGGCGGTGAGCGCGGCATCCATGCGCGCGAACATCTGCTTCTCCTCGCCGCTGCCCTGCGTGTCGACGAGCTCGGGCGAGAGGCCGGTGCGCGCCTCGAATGCGTTCAGCCCGCGGCGGTAGACGTGGGCGTCGTTCTCGAAAGTGTGGTTGACCTTGATCTCAGACATTCCTGATTCTCCGATAGAAGGTTGCGAGCCGTGCGTCGATCGCGTCGGCGAGAGCCACGGAAACGCTCCGCAGGCTCGAACTTGTCTGGGGGTATGCGGCGTCCTGGACGATGGACACCTCGACGAGCGTCGCCTTGCGGACGAGCCGCTGCGTGCGGTCCTTGTTCCACGAGTCCTCGTTCACGAAGAACCCGAAGCTCATCTCGCCCGTGAGGTCGCCGCGCTCGAGCAGCGCGCGCACGTCGTTTCCGAGCGTCGTCTCGGGCAGCTGCGCCTCGAAGGCGAGCCCGTTGCGGTCGCTGCGCAAGCGGAGCGTCCCGCTCTTCGTCCGCGCGAGCGGCATCGAGGCGTCGTGGTTGTAGTAGAGCTTCACGTCCGCGCCGCTCGACAGCGTCTCGTTGAACGCTCCTGGCGCGATCCGCTCCTTGAACTTCCTGCCCTGCTCGACGATCTCGCGGGAATCCTGCCCGTACACGGCCGCGTAGCCGGCGAGCGTGCGCCCGTCGATCGTCTGCTCGGTCGCGGTCACGTCGCGCCTAGAAATCATTCGGTGTCCCTTCCTGCGCGCTCGTGTCGTCGCCGAGGTTCGTCTGCCCGCCGCCCGTGCCGACGTTGAGCGCGAGCGTCGGCTCATCGAGCCCGGGGAGCGGCGGGAGGTCGAGCTCCTCGCGCGCCTCGTTGCGCGTCATGAAGCCCGCCTCGACTGCGGTGCGCAGCGCGGCCATCGTCTCGGCCATGCCTGGGCGCTGAAGGTCGTCGACGTCGAAGAGGACCGTTTCCGTCGGGCCCGTCAGCTTCGCCTTTATCTCGCTCGTCCACGCCGAAATCCAAGTTCGCAGGCATCCGTCCACGTACTGCCGGCCCGTCCACTCGAGCGAGCCGTACGCGTTGCCGCCGCCCGCCATTCCGAGATAGAGACTTGGTACGCCATAGATGCGCGATACGTCCTCGATCGAGTATCCGCGCGCCTTCTCGAGACCCGTGTCGTCGAGCGTCGAGCTGATCCGCTCGACCTTCGCGCCTTCCATGAGGACGAGCGGGCGCCCCGCGTTGAGGCTGCCCGAGTGACGCTCGACGTAGTCGCGCTCGATGCGCTGCATCGCTTCGCCCGAGAGCTTGCTCGGGTGGACGATGGCGATTTTCGGGTTGCCGGCGTTCTCGTACGCCTTGAGCGCCATCTGCTCCTGCGCCGCCATGATCTGCAGCGACGTCCGGCAGAGGTCGATCGGCGACTGCCCCCAGATGCCGCTCGTGCTCGGCGCGCGGAGGTGGAACATCTGCTCGAGCTCGAGGTCGCCGTACGCCTTCGTCTTGTAGAACGGGCGTGCGCCCGAGACGTCGAGCTGCACCGTCTCGGCGTCGAGCATGATCAGCTCGAGCAGCTCGCCGCCGCGCGTGCGGTTGATCGCGGCGAATGCGTTCCCGTAGAGGAGAACCTGCATCGTCATGGCGCGCTTCAGGTCGAAGGCGTTCATGATCGTGCTCGGCGATGCGAGCAGCGATGCCGCTCCAGGCGACGAGACCTCGAGCTCCATGCGCGCGATGTCGCCGGCGATCAAGGTCACCGCGCGATAGACGGGCGTGTAACGGAGCGCCGTCGCGGCGGTGACATAGGGCACCGAGCGCGGCGCATCGCTGAGGATGGTCGAGCTCCACGGGCCGACGAGCCACTGGTTGAGCAGGCGTCGAAGCACGCGGGAATAGTCCCGCGTCCGTCAATCCGTCACTGGCTCTAGATCACAGTTCCTCGTATCCGCTGCGCGTCTCGCCGCCCCAGCAATGCAGCGCCATGATCGCGGCGACGAGCGGGTCGATCACCTGGTCGGCCTTCCGCTTGTCCACCTTCACGTTGCCGTTCGAGTCGCGGATGGCGACCGCCGTGCGGCAGGCGTTGCGGAACACGGGGTCGTCGGCGACGACGATCCTGCCGGCGAGCCAGTACTGCATGAACAGCGAGCAGCCCGGGCCCATCGTCGAGATGCCCTGCGAGTAGAGCCTGAGCGGCAGCCCGTCGGCGACGGCGAGCTCGGCGAACATCTTCGAGCCCCACTGGTCGTAGGCGATCTCCTGGACGTCGAGGTATTCGGCGACTTGCTTGAGCTGCGCCATGATCACCTGATAGTCGACCTGGCGCCCAGGCACGAGCGTGAGCTTTCCCTGGAGCGCCCAGTTGCGGACGGGCAGGCGGTAGTCGAGCTCGCGCTGCTTCGCGTTGGCGTCTGGCCACCAGTACCACCCCTTCAGGAAGACGCGCCCGTCCTCGAGCGGGATCGCCGCGACCACCGCCGACAGGTCGAAGCTCTTCGAGAGGTCGACGCCGATCCATGCGGCGCGCCCCCTGAGATCGTCGTACGTCACGCCGGCGGGCTTCGGGTAGAGCTCCATGTCGAGCCACCCGCCCGCGTTCTCCGTCATCCGGCAGCAGTGGTAGCGGGTGAACTCGACGCGCCCCATCGGCGTCGTGCGGTTCGTGCGGAACTGCTCGACGAGGTTCTCGTGCGCCGGCTGCCCGTGCTCGGTGTTCGGGTTCGCCTTCGCCCAGCAGGCCTCGTCGTCGATCTGGTCGTCGTCGTCGATCCCGTAGAGCATCGCGACCGTCGCGTCGTCGACCGCGGACCCCTTGAGAACCTCCTGCGCGTGCGCGAGCTTCTCGCCGTAGATGTTGTCTGGGTTGTCCGCGGGCGTCGAGATGATCACGCCGAGCGCCTCGCGCCGCTTCGCCATCGCCGAGGTCAGCTTCGTCAGGAAACGCCCCTTGTACTCGGCGGCCTCGTCGCCGATCCAGAGCGACGGCGTCAGGCCGTCGAGGCTCGACTCGCGCGCCGGCAGCGCGGTGAGCACGCAGTCCTCGGCGGCGCGGATGATCGAGTACTGCCGGACGGCGACCGAGTCGTCGGCCATTCCGCGCGCCATCGTCTTGGCGGTGTCGAGGAGGATCTCGGCCTGCTCGACGCGGTTGGCGATCACGTGCGCCCGCCGCCCGCTGCCCGAGCACAGGTCGTACAGGCAGAGCCCCGCCATGAGCGTCGTCTTTCCGTTGCCGCGGGCGACCTGGAGGATGGCGTTCCGCACGCGCCTCTTGCCCGTCGCCTTCCACCGCCACCCCCAGAGGTTCGCGAGCGCCCAGAGCTGCCACGGGTTGAGCGTGAAGCTCTGGCCCGTCGCCTCGCCGACGAGCGGGAGCCTGGCGAAGAACGCCGCCAGGCGGTCGACCTCGTCCCAATCCATCGCGAGGTCGGCTCGCTCGAGGTCGCGCAGGAACCGCTCCGCGGCCATGACGATCCATTTGCCGGCGGGCCGTGACCCGTCCACGACCGATGTTGCATACTCGGTCGCGATTGTGCATGAAGTTTGGACGGTCACAGGCGGCACGTAGGGTACCCCCCCCTCCCGCAAAAGTTACCCCCCCTCCCATGCGCAAAAAACGCACTTTTTTCAGAAAAATCGACCGATTTCATTTGTGAGCCTTTTTGTGGCATTCGCGGCACAACGTCTCGAGGTTGTTCAGGTCAAACGTGAGATCAGGCCTCGTCGCGCGGGGGATGATGTGGTGGACCTCTTCCCCTGGGCGACCACACCTAGCGCACTCAGGGAAGGACCTGATCCACCTAGCCCTGAGCACCGTCCACTTCCTGCCTGGGCGCCTGCCCTCAGCGTGGAACATCTTGCCGGGCAGCTTGTGCTCGAATCGCTGCATCCATGACCTCCGCTCTATGGCGCATGGCGAGCTGCGCGGCCATGCTGTCCTGGCTCCACTGGGCAAGGGTCTGCACGACGAGCCACGGCTGCCGGCTCTGGCGCGTGACGATCACCCAGGGCCGCCCATGCGCGTCCCTCGTCGCCTGGGCGACCCACTCGGGCATCCTGATCCGCTCGCACCGCTTGCACTCGACGTGCAGCTCGAGCCCCTGGACGAGCAGGTCGGACGCCTCGCCCGACGCCCCGCAGAACTGCACCGAGCGCCTCGCCATCATGCCGAGGCGGTTCAGCTCGTCAGCCAATTCCCTCTCTCCAACGGCACCTTTTTCTCTCGAGTTCGCCACGGTGGAGCCTTTCTCGTTTTCCGCGAATAGCGGACGGTAAATACCCCGCATCTTCAGTGCGGGGATTATTTACCGCTATTCTCTATATAGAGCCGCGGAAAATAATTCCCCGAACGTCCGTTAGGTGGATTCTACCTTGCGTAACACATACTTCGGTCGTCCCGCCTTGCCATTCTGCACCGAAACCTGCTCGATGAGGTCGAGCTCCAGTGCGGTCTCGAGGAGCCCTCTCGCGGTGTCCCTCGGGATCATGTGACCCATCGCCCGCTCGAGGAGCTCGCCCTTCGCCGTCGTGCCGTCCACAAAGGCCGCGACGAACTCCTCGGGCGTCCACGTGCGCGCCTTCCCGCCCGCCTTCCTGGGCGTCCAGAGGTCGTCGGGATCGAGATCGGGCTCGATGGTCACGTTCGGCGGGTCGACCCTCAGCACGCAGGGCTTCGGCGGCGGGAAGGAACGGCAGACGGCCCGCATGGTCACGCAGCCCTCGGTCGCGTGCCGCAGGTACACGATGTGGGTGTCGACCGCCCTCGAGATCGCGCCGGCGCCCGAGCCGACGTCCGTCGTGCCCTTCTGGCTCTGGTCGCCCTTCGAGGCGTGGTGGACGTTGACGATCGACGCGCCGGCGTACGCGGCGATCCGATCGAGGTGGTTGTACAGCTGCACCATGTCGCCGTTGGCGTTCTCGTCGGTGCCCTTCGGGATGAATCGGTAGAAGGCGTCCAGGGCGATGAGGCTGTAGGTACCCCTGGGCTCCGACCTGATCGCCTCCTCGATCTCTTCCAAGCCCGCAGAAGCCCCTCTGAGCCACGCGACCCGCATCTGGGCGTCGATGGCTCCCAGGTCGGCTCCGACGCCTCTGGCGACCGTATGGAGCCTCTGGAGCCCTGTCTCGGGGTGAAGCTCGTTGTCGATCAGGAGCACCTTGCCCTTCCGCACCTTCCTGCCGAGCCATTCCGACCCAGTGCAGACGGCGAGCAGGAGCCGATAGAGCATCCACGTCTTCCCGACCTTCGGCGATGCGATCCAGTTCACGACCTCGCCGCGTCGGAACAGCCCCTCGACGATCGGCTCGCGAAGCTCGGGCGGGCCCTTGAGGAGCTCGGGCGAGAGGATGAAGATTTCACCCACGCGCCACCCACCTGTAGAACGGGCAGCCCTCGAGCAGCGGCCACATGAATGAATGCCGCGGCACCTGGGCGAGCCGCACGTCTCGGGGATCCATCGACTCGGGCAGGGCAGCCCAGAGCCGGTAGAGCTCGTGGCAGGCGATCAGCCACGCCTCCTCGTCGAGCTGCTCCGCGGCCTCTCGGAACGCCTGCGAGATGTTCCGGTCGGCGCGGTTCACGGTCATGGTGTTGAAGAACACCGTAGCGGCGACCCGTCGCGCCTCCCGCCGCACGTGCTCGCGCGGCGACAGATGCTCGCGCAGGAAGGCGCGCGCCTCGTCCTGGGTCATCCTGCCCGCCTCGATGCGCAGGCGTTGCGCAACGTCGGCGCCATGCTTGGCGCACGCCGCGGCGATCTCGTTCTCGGGAAGCCCCGTCTCGTGGGCGGTGATCCTCGCGGCGTAGGCGGGGCGCTGCCCGTCCCTGATCAGCGCCGCCATGCGCTCGACTGCACGTTCCATCATGGTTGGTGTCCTCCGTAAAAAGAGCACCGCCCCGCCGGGTGCGACGGGGCGATGCCAGAGGAGTCGGCGGGGGAGGATGCCGAAAGAACCCCGCCGAGAGGAGCCTAGAACGGAATCTCGGAATCGACCACCTTGAGGGAGGTCACGACGTGCGTGTCCTTCCAGGGCTTCGTGCGGATGGCGCAGGTCATGCCCTTGCGGAGATCGCGGTTGGCGTCGACGATCGC